ACCAAGATTTTTGAAGTACTATTTCACAGTAGCAGTTATGATTCTGATGTTTATCACATCATTGGGAATTTTTGGATATCTTTCTAAAGCACACAACGATCAAAGTCTTATCAGTGGTGATGTGTCTGCAAAAATTGAAATGATCGATGAAAAGATCAAAGTTGAGAAAGATAATATTGATGTTAATCGCAAAACGCTCAAACAGATGGATGAAGCTGTGGACCAAGTTATGGTTCGTTCAACAAACGAAAAGGGTGCAGAGAAAGCGGCAAGTCTACGCAAAGCCCAACAGATTGAACGTGGTCGCTTACTTAAAGAAATCGAAACATATAACAAGCGGATTTCGACTCTTAATGAAGAAAGGGCTCCTATCGCCACCGAAATTCGTAAAGTGGAAGCAGAGGTTGGTCCGATCAAATATATTGCGGCGCTAATCTACGGCGATAGCATTGATTCTAGTTTACTAGATAAGTCTGTACGATTCGTTATTATTCTTTTGGTTCTTGTATTTGACCCAATGGCTGTTCTACTTGTGATTGCAGGAAACTTTTCGTTGAGACAAATAGCAAAAGAAAAAGAAGAAAAATCTGGTGGATATGAAGTTGATATTCCACCTGCTGAAGTTGTGTCAAAACGAAAGAGAAAACAAAAAGCACAACAACCCGTTGGCGATGAAAATTTGAATGCATCACTCATGGAACCCATACCCATGACAAAAGAAGAACTAGAAGATTTTAAACGTAAATACACTAGGGATGGCAGATCAAAATTTGCGAAGTACGCAGAAAGATAATTTATGAAAATTGGTTTTAATTGTTCGTCATTTGATTTATTTCATGCTGGTCATGTGACAATGCTAAAGATGGAAAAAAAGTTGTGTGACTATTTGATTGTTGCGTTACAAGTTGATCCTACAGTAGATAGACCTAGTACAAAAAATAAACCTGTACAATCGGTGTATGAACGATATGTTCAATTGCAAGCATGTAAGTATGTGGATGAGATTCTTGTTTATCTTACTGAAGAAGATTTAGCAAATCTCATTATGACACAGACAATGCATATCAGATTTCTCGGTGAAGAATACAAAAATAAAGACTTTACTGGTAAACAATATTGCATTGAGAACGGAATTGAGTTATACTATCATGTAAGAAATCATAGTTATAGTACATCGGAACTCCGTAAGCGTACCTATGAGTTAGAGGTGCAGAAGAAAAGCGAACCTGATGTTACTGAGTATGAGCAACATTCGCCAAAGTTATTAACAAAATATTATGAAGGAAAAACACAATGAGCAATTTTTTTACAGATTTAGTTGACCAATTGAAAGATGAAGACACAAAGATTTTATCTGACGGCGGCGCATCTGCTGAGTATAGTGGATGCATCGACACAGGTTCGTATGCATTGAATGCTGTTCTATCAGGTAGTATCTATGGCGGTGTACCAAACAATAAAGTGACTGCATTCGCTGGCGAATCGTCAACAGGCAAAACATTTTTTGTGCTTGGCATTGTCAAACAATTTCTTGATGCAAATCCTGAAGGCGGTGTTATTTACTTTGATACAGAAGCCGCAGTCACAAAACAAATGATGGAATCCCGTGGTGTTGACACTAAGCGTGTCGTTATTTCTGAGCCAGATACAATTCAAAAGTTTCGTCATACTGCATTACAAATCATTGAGAAGTATCAAGCACAACCAGAAGCTAAACGCAAGCCAATGATTATGGTTCTTGATTCTCTTGGTCAGTTGTCTTCTACTAAAGAAATGGAAGATACTGCTGAAGGTAAAGAAACAAAAGACATGACTAAGAGTCAAATTCTCAAAGCAACATTTCGTGTATTGAATTTGAAACTTGCTAAGATTGGTGTGCCTTTGCTTGTAACGAATCACGTTTATGATGTTGTTGGTGCATACATCCCAACTAAAGAAATGTCTGGTGGCTCTGGCTTGAAGTACACAGCATCCACAATCGTTTACTTGTCTAAGCGTAAAGACAAAGATGGTACTGCTGTTATTGGTAACATCGTTCGTTGCAAGTTACAAAAGTCACGTTTGACAAAAGAGAACTCTCAAGTTGAAGTGAAGATTACATACAGCACAGGTCTTGATAGATACTTCGGCTTGCTTGAAATTGCAGAGAAATATGGCATCATCAAGAAAGTATCTACACGATATGAACTTGCTAATGGTACTAAAGTATTTGGCAAGAACATCAACGAAGAGCCAGAGAAGTATTTCACGCCTGATATCTTAGCATTGATCGATGAAGCATGTAAAAAAGAATTCTTGTATGGACAAGATGGTGTTGATGTTGTTGAAGACGAAATATCAGACGAGGTGGAGCTAGTCAATGAAGATTGAAGAGACTTACGTAATCACCGAAAGCGATATCAGATACAAAGATAAAGATGTTGTCGCAACAATTAAAATTACTGCTGGTGATTTTAAAGACACAGTATTTCATTTTGGTGAAATTAATTTTGCCGATGAAGAAAACTCTGACGGAACCTATTCAATTGGCTTCAACTATGATATAATAAGTGAAGAACACAAAGCACTCAAAGGTAATGATGCATTTGAATCATATCTTGGTGAGGTTTTAAATGATTTGCTGAAACATGCATTAGACGAAGCAGAGAAAAGGTATAAGAATGAACTTGGAACAAAAAATACTCAAACACCTATTACTGGATGAAGAGTATACACGAAAAACATTACCATTTATTAAAGGTGAATATTTTCAAGAACCATCAGAAAAACTTCTGTTTGATGAGATTCAAACTTACGTAAACAAGTACAACTCAATGCCAACGAAAGAAGCGTTGGTCATTGAGATTGATAAGAGAGTAAACTTAACTGACGAGCAACATAAGAAAACTGTTGCGCTTGTCAAATCAATCACAATTGATCCTGAAGTATCAGACACTAAATGGTTGATTGATGTAACAGAAGATTTCTGCCAAGAAAAAGCTATATACAATGGTATCATGCAGAGTATTCAAATTCTGGATGATAAAGATAAAAGCAAAACAGAGAAACTTGATAAGGGTTCAATCCCTAAAATTCTAGCAGATGCGCTTTCAGTTTCTTTTGATAATCACATTGGTCACGATTTTATTGATGACGCAGAAACACGATATGACTTCTATCATAAAGTTGAAAGACGAATTCCATTTGACCTTGACTATCTGAATCGTATCACTAAAGGTGGGCTTGCAGAAAAATCTTTGAACATTGTTCTTGCTGGTACTGGTGTTGGTAAATCTTTGTTCATGTGTCATTGTGCGGCAGCCAATCTGACGATGGGTAAGAACGTTCTCTACATCACAATGGAAATGGCTGAAGAACGTATTGCAGAACGTATCGATGCTAACTTGATGAACGTTGAACTTGACAGACTGATTGGTATGCCTAAAGAAACATACTTGAAGAAAGTTGAATCTCTACGTGAGAAGACTAAAGGTAAACTAATCATCAAAGAATATCCAACCGCTAGTGCAAACGTAAATCACTTTTCGCATTTGTTGAATGAGTTGAAACTAAAACGTCAATTTATTCCTGATATCATTTACATTGACTATCTGAATATTTGTTCCTCTGCACGTATGAAGATGGGTGCATCAATTAATTCTTACACATACATTAAAGCAATTGCAGAAGAATTGCGTGGTCTTGCAGTTGAACATAAACTTCCAATCGTATCAGCTACACAAACAACGAGAAGTGGTTACACAAACTCAGACGTTGGACTTGAAGATACTTCAGAATCATTTGGTTTGCCAGCTACAGCAGACTTGATGTTTGCTTTGATTTCAACCGAAGAACTTGCAGACTTGAATCAGATTATGGTCAAGCAGTTGAAGAATCGATATAGTGATCCAACAACAAACAAACGTTTTGTGATTGGTGTTGACAGGGCGAAAATGAAACTGTATGATGCAGAAGAGTCAGCGCAAACTAACATTTCAGACAGTGGACAGATTGAAGACGATAAACCAGTATTCGATAAGTCTGGATTTGGCAAACGAATGCAGAAAAACAGAGATTTTGGCAATCTAAAGGTTTAATTTCATGGTGTGAAATGCCAGTCTTTTCACTAAATATATGTTGACAGGATACCATAAATGGTGTTACAATAGACATAAGATAGGAAAAAGATATGAAACTCAATCTAAGGTCAAAAGGTGTCACATTGACACCAAAAGAACGAAAAATTCTGAAGATGGCTACGCATTTTTATGCTAGTCGTTTGATGAGTGAACGATTGTCAGATTCTTTAGAAATCAATGTAAACGTCATAAAAGATTTTTATGTGAAAAACAAAATACTTGGTGAAGCGTTTCCTAAAGATGATGTTCTAGGACTGCCAAGCAATAAACAGTTTGTAATAAATTTGGAATGGAATAATAAACTCGGCAAGCGTGTTTTACAATGCCTTGCACATGAGATGGTTCACGTTAAGCAATACGCTAAAGGTGAATTGAAATTCCATGAAAGAGGGAACTTGGTAACGTTTCAACGAGAACAATATCAAGGTGACGAATATTGGGAATCATTATGGGAGATTGAAGCATATGGACGTGAAGTCGGACTTTATCAAAAATTTAAGCCTACTCTTAAACTACTTAGAAAAGAAATTTGAAATGATTAAAGTTACAGAATGGTACAACTGGATTGTACGTCAGTTTGGTGAGATTTGTGGTTGGATTGGATTGATTTTAATCCACGGATCCACAGTACCAGTAACGTACTTAGCAATTAAAGGTGAGCCTACCATATTACCACCATTAAGTATGGTTGTACTTATTTGGTCTGGACTATTGCTATTCTT